CCCTCAGCCCGAGACCTGCTCACTCAACCTATTCGCATACTTGTGCGCTGGCTCATTCCCCCGGCGGCAGCTGGTCCACAGGTAAACGAGTGATGCCCTGCGCCTGGTCGCCCGAGCATCCTCGTGGACGGACCGCAGGCCACCGTGCGGGGCTACTTCTGCTACGTGGTCGGGCAGATACGTAGATCGGAGCAAACTGGACCGTTTGCTCTTGACGATAGAACATTGCGCGCGGTACGATGCTCTTTGCGCCCTGCCCCAGCCGGGGGCTGGGGGATCCTTGTGGATCCGAGGAATGCTCTGGTCCGATCGCCAGATCCCGGCCGAGCAATCCGTATGCATCCGTGCCCGATTCAGGAGAAAGGACGAACGATGCTCTCCAGGCAGAAGCAACGGTGGATGATCAAGACGCTGCTCGACGGCAAGACGGGAAGCGTGGACGTGAGACAGATGGACGATCCATTTCTGCGGAGCTGCTTTGAAGCGATCCGCGCGGTTCCAGCGGCGGATCGCAGGTACGCACTGATAGAATATCTGACAGCGCATTACGGGAACTGGAAAGAGCTGTACGATTCGCTGAACACCTGTTCACCGCCACGGGAGGGCGCGTTCGCTTCGTACGCTGACCTGGCACCCTCCCTGCCCCCGATCGACTGGTTCTGGGAGGGGTGGATCCCCAACCGGTTGCTATCGGCCCTGGCCGCACCCCCAGGCGCGGGAAAGAGCATGATCGCACTGGACCTGGCGCGACGTACGATGGCCGGCGAGCTGGGCCCGGACGGTGCACCGATCCAGCCTCGTTCAAGCAAGGTTATCTATGTCGACGCAGAAAACATTCCCCAGATCACCATGGAGCGTGCGCGCACGTGGGGGATGGCGCTGGACCACCTGTACCCGATGCTACCCCCGCCGTACGGGATCATTGATTTCGACAAGCCGGAAGAGCGCGATCGCCTGATCGAGATGGCCAACGCGCTGCACCCAGGGTTGATCGTGATCGACAGTCTGAGCATGGTCTCCAATCAGGGCGATACCAACGTCGAGGAGGTGCGTCCCCTGCTCACATTTCTCGCCGCACTGGCCAACGATGCGGACTGTGCTGTGCTGCTGATTCACCACACGCGCAAGCGCGCACGGAACGCGTTGCCGGGCCGCCAGATGACGCTGGACGACGTGCGCGGGTCGGGACACATTGTGGCTGCCTGCCGCTCGCTCCTCGGGCTCAGCGTCATCCAGACTGGTCCACTGCCCGATCCCAATGGCCCGCGCAAGCTCCAGATCCTGAAAACGAACCTGGGCACGTACCCGGATCCCTTGGGCGTCCGGTTCTTCCCCTGCCACCCTCAGAAGGGCGTGGAGGTACACTATGGCGACCCGCCACATCCTTACCTCCCTCCGACGACGAGCGATCGCTGCGCCGAGTGGTTACTGTCGACCCTGGCTGAGGCGGGCGAGCCGCTGCGACCTCGGGAGATAGTCCACGCGGCGCAGGAAGCCGGCTTTACGCGATCAGCCGTGTACAAGGCACGGCGACAGTTGGGCGCGCAGATCGCAAACACCGCAGGGCGGAGGAACCCGGAGAACAAGTGGGGCCTTGCGGACGAACCAGACCCGTGAGCGGACGATTACAGGACTGCCGCCTCTCCCGGTAGACAACGCACTCTGGGAACTGTCGAGATAGCTGCACGAGAGTTGAAAGAATATGGTCATCTCCTGTGTTCCCCGTCCGTGCAGTGACCCCTGTCCCGAGATCACGAACTCTTGGGACTCGCGGAATAGGGGCTGAATTTTTAAGGTGGTAGGCTTTGACGATAGAACATTTGTTCTGGTATGATAGTGCCAAGTGGAATCCGTGGTTCAACCAGCACTCAATCGCCAGGAGTCCAGCGCATGATCTATCGCTTCGTTTTCTACCTGGCACGCGCGATTGCCATCGATAGGGAGCGCTATGCCTACAAAGACCCACGTGCGCTGTACGGCCTTGACTCTCAAGGGGACCCCTTGCAGAGCCTGGGCCGTGCACGGCAGCAGCCCGCCCCGGTGTACGGCTCACGGAGGGAGAAAACAGCCCGTGAGCGCAGCGAGGGACAGCATAGACGCCCCCGCCGACCTCATGTCAAAGGACTCTCCGGAAAGCTCGGGGACACGCCCCCCGGAGAACCGGGAGGTCAATTTGGACGAGCGGATCGCCGACCTCGATCGCCGGATCCGCGCGTTGTCGGTATACATCGACGACTATTCCGACTTGGAGATACGGGAGTACATCCGTCTGCTGTCCCTGTATGGCGAGCTCGCCAGCCGTCTCGGCCGCTTGATGCGCGACCGGCAGAAGCTGAACGGCGATCAGGTCAATGAGCTGCGCGCTGCCATCCATGCCGCCCTCGATGAGATCTCGAAAGAACAGGGGATCAAGCTGTAACATGCCCAAACTGCCGTCCTTACGCCTCGTCGTGAAAGCCTGGCTGTCGAACATTATCAATTTCTCTGAGACGGTCCTTAACCGACCGCTCCGCCAATACCAGATCGAACCCGCGCGCGCGATCCTGGACAGCATCCTGCACGGTCGCGGCTTGTCCTTCGCCGTCATGATGTCCCGCCAGGCAGGCAAGAACGAGCTATCCGGCCAACTGGAAGCGTACCTGCTCAACCTGTACCAGCGGCGCGGAGGGCAGATCGTCAAGGCCTCGCCAACCTTCAAGCCACAGACGGTCAACAGCATCCTCCGCCTCACCGACCGGCTCGACAACCCGTGGAACCGGGGACAGTTCCGCCGGCGCGAGGGCTACATCGTCGAGATGGGCAAGGCGCGCGCGCTCTTTTTCTCCGCTGACCCCGCGGCCAACGTCGTCGGAGGCACCGCCGACCTGCTCCTCGAGTGCGACGAGGCCCAGGACGTGCAGCCGGACAAGTGGATCAAGGACTTTGCCCCTATGGGCGCCTCGACCAACGTGACAACGGTCTTTTGGGGCACCGCATGGACCAGCGATACTATGCTCGCGCGTAATATCGCCCACCTGCGGCAACTGGAAGCCCGCGACGGCTGCAGGCGCGTGTTCACCTACGACGCCGACCAGGTCGGCGCAGAGGTGCCCGCCTATGCCCAATACGTAAAGGGGCAGGTCGAAAAGCTCGGGAGAGACCACCCGCTGATCAAGACGCAGTACTACCTGGAGACCATCGACGGCGAGGGCGGCATGTTCCCGCAAATGCGCCGCGCGCTGATGCGAGGAGACCACGCACGGCAGCACGAGCCAACGCCGGGCCGCAGGTACACCTTTCTCCTCGACGTCGCCGGGGAGGACGAACAGGCAGGGGACATCATCGAACGCGCCATGCTGGCCAACAAGAAACGGGATGCGACCGCCCTCACCATCGTCGAGTGCGCCGCAGAGTACGGGCAACTCCCGACCTATCGCGTCGTCGACCGCCGCTTCTGGCTCGGGATCAAGCACACCGCCCTCTTTCAGCAGATCATGGGACTCGATCAAATCTGGCACCCGATGTTCGTCGTCGTCGACGCCACCGGCGTCGGCGCCGGCCTGGCCAGCTTCCTGACCAAAGCCCTCGGGGAAAAGGTCCTCCCCGTCGTGTTCTCCTCCAAGGTCAAGAGCGATCTCGGGTGGGACTTTTTGGGCATCGTCGAAACTTCACGATACCGTGATTATGCGGTCGACGGCCGCATGGAGACGCGCCAATTCTGGTACGAAGTAGAGGCCTGCCAGTACCAAATACGCGACGGGCCGGGCCGCCAGATGATCTGGGGCGTCTGGGACCCGCCCGCCTACGATGGATCGATCGCCCGGGGCCACGACGACCTGCTGATCACTGCCGCTATGACTGCGATCCTGGACCAGCGAGAATGGCCAGGAACGGGAGCGAGTGCAGTGATAGAAACGGTCGATGCACTGGAACAGATCGATCGGGCGAGATGGTGAAAGAAGGTAGAGACCTAATGTCAACCCTACGCGAGCGCGCCGCCCATCTCCTGTTTCCCAACCTCATGGCGCAGCCGGGAATCACTGAAAAGGGACACGCTGCCGCGGTCTCCGTCCGCGTCGACGACTCCGCAGGTTGGGACACGCTCCAGCCTGGGCCCGCTGATCGCCCGTGGTCGGAACGCGCCGACGACCTCGACGACGCCCTCGAAGCCTGGCGCAAGAACTTTTTGGTGCGCCGTATCGTCACCCTCACCCGCTCCTACGTCGTCGGCAACGGGATCACCGTCTCCAGCAAGCTCCCCGAGGTCGACACGTTCGTCCAGGCCTTCTGGAGTCACCGGCAGAACCGCATGGCCCGCCGCCTGGGTCCCATCTGCGACGAGCTCACGAGGGCAGGGGAGATCTTTCCCCTCCTCCATACCAATCGTCTCGACGGCATGTCCTATGTCCGGCTTGTCCCGGCCTCACAGATCCGCCAGATCCGCACCGCCGATAACGACTACGAGGTCGAAGTCGAGTATGGCGAGATCCAAGCCGACACCACTGAGCTCAAGTGGTGGAACGGACCCGGCCACGACTACGCATATCGCCGGCGCAGGGGAGGGCCCGGGGGCACGCTCCAGCCCCTCATGCTCCACTTTGCCGTCAACCGCCCGGTGGGCGCCACCCGGGGAGAAGGCGACCTGGTCCCCGTCCTCCCTTGGGCGCTCCGCTACTCGGAATGGCTCAAGGACAGGGTCCGGCTCAACCGGCAGCGCACCCGCCAAGGGATCCTGGACGTCAAGATCGCCGACGATGCGGTTGTCGAGGGTAAACGCCAACAGCTACGGACCTCTAACCCCATCGAACACGGCATCTATGTCCACGGACCCGGTGAGGAGGTCGCCATGCACTCACTCAACATCCGCGCAGACGACGCAGGCGAGGACGGCAAGCTCCTCCGCCTGGCCAATGCCACGGGGGCCAACGTCGCGCTGCACTACCTGGGCGAAGGCGAGGCGGTCAACTATGCCACCGCTCGTGAGATGGGGGAGCCAACCGCACGATTTTACGCCGAGCGACAGGCCGAGCTGTGTACGATGCTAATTGAATTGACTGAAGCTGCCTACCGACGATACGTGGTAACGAGCAAGGGAGGCGCCAAAGCACATACTATGAACGATCTGCAGCTCGTCGCTACTGCCACGGAAGTGGCCCGCGCCGATAATCAGTCCCTGGCCACGGCCACACGCGAGATCGTGGGTGCACTCGACGATATGAAAGCACAGGGCTGGATCGATGATACCACCGCTGCCCGTATGGCCTACAAGTTTGCTGGCGAGACGCTGGGAGAAGACGATATCGCAGCAATACTGGAGCAAGCAAAGAGTGGAGAATAGAGGGAGATTGGAGAGCAGGAGACATGGAGGATCAAATGGACGACTCGTTCTTGCCCGACCTGATTTTTACGGACGGGACTCTGCACGCTGTGACGTTCAAAGACTTTGCGCATTATCCAGACGAGAAAGGCACACGCTATAGCTGGCACGACTATGCACGTGTTGCCCCGCACACCTCTCTACCAATAGAGCAGGGGTGCTCCCCATCGATAGAGTGGAGATGTCTGCTTTGCGAGCGGCCGATCACCCATCCAGTCGGGATGTGCAGATCACACCGCAGCTACTGGAAGGGTATATCCCCGGCGCAACGGGCCCGGACGCTGGCCAAGCGCGTGCTCGAACTTTATCGAGACGGTGCTTCACGCGACACCGTGGTTTGGAGCCGGGGGCTGTGTCCCCAGAAAGACCGGGGGCTGTGAGAAAGGGATGACGATGGACGGACGGCGAATGACGAACGCTGTGTTGGCCGGTTATGTCCTCCTGGATTCTAGCCAAAGCTATCCCAGCGATACAGCTCGGAAGGCGGGTCCAACAACAGTGCCCACACAAGCCTGTAGGGCATATCTTGAGGCAAGCGCTCCAAAAGCCTGCCTTGAACCTGGTCGAAGGGCCAACGACCCCCAAATTCGGGGGTACGACTCCCAAAATCGGGAATACGACTGCATCTTTATGCAGCCCGGGCGCGTGCTCCGCGCAGACGGCGAGCTCTCCAATTGGCTGATCCCTGCACCCGTCATCGAGCAGGCCGCACCGCTCTTTAACGGCGTCTCCGTCTACGTCGACCATCCCGCACAGTGGGGCCTCTGGGGAGACCGCCAGGCGCCAGAGGTCAAGAACCTCGCCGGCGTCACGTTTGACGTCCAGTGGAGCGATGCCCAAAATGCGCTTGTCGGCAAGATCAGATTGTACGATCAAAACCCCAACATGCCCGGCGCGTTTATGGGCGCCCTGCTCG